AGCGAGCGGTTTTGTTAGCGCAGGTGTACAAACTGGAGCTGCTAGTTATGTTGCTAATCATATATTTGGTGGAAAAGGGTTAACTGTATCACCTCCTATAGGAAAATCAGTAAGTTATATATCTCTTTATATGCCTAATAGTCTTACTGCAAGTTATAGTGCAAATTATGAAGAAATGAGTTTGACCAGTGATTTAGGTTCGTTAGTAACAACACTTAGAGCAATAGGTTCTATGGGCGAAGAAGGTTTAACGGGGGCTCTTTCTGGTATTGGTAATAATGTAGGTACCGACCCAGCTACAATTACTGCGGTAACTGGAGCATTACAAGCTGGCGGTGTTGATTTAGCTGGTGTTAATATTGAAAATATAGGGACACTATTGCAAAGAGCTACTGGTTATGCAATTAATCCACAATTACAAATGATTTATAAAGGAACTCGTCTTAGAAGTTTTGATTTAGAATTTACTTTTACTCCTATATCAGCTAGTGAAGCAAATGATGTGAATAATATTATTCAACAATTTAGATTTTATTCTTCTCCTACATTAGGACAAAGTGGTTTTAATAATACAACACAAGCTACAACTGATAGCATGTATTTAATTCCTCCTGCAATTTTCAACGTTCAATTTTATGTAAACGGCGAAGAAAGTCCTTATTTGGCAAAATATGGTGATTGTATATTAGAAAGTGTTCAAGTAAATTACGCTCCAAACGGATTTGCTGCTTTTGTTGATGGTTCGATGGTTCAAACACAATTATCATTATCATTCAATGAAATGAATATTCTCACAAGAGATAATTTCAATGATGGTGATCCAGCAAATATTAGAAGGTAACCATGTTATATTTTAATTCTTTTCCTAAAGTAATCACAACAGATTATAAAAATAATTCTATTGTTTTAACCAATTTAATGGCCAGAACAGAAATTATACCCTCTTTACTTAAAAATCCACTTATATTTTATTCTTATGATATGAAAGATAGTGATAGACCGGATATTATAGCAAACAAATATTATAATGATGTAAATAAATTTTGGTTGGTTTTATATTCTAATCAAGCAATGGATCCAGAATATGATTTAGTTTTAAATTCACAAAAATTTAGTGCTTACTTAAAAGCAAAATATCCAACAACAGATATCACTAACACAATAAAAGAATATAGAAAAACCATTACAACATATGATGCATCTTCTTTAACAACTACATCTAAAACAATTGTTATTGATGCCACAACATATAACAACACAATTATTGGAACGACCACAAATAATTTTTATGATTCTCACGGTAATATAATTAATAGTGTAACACAAACAATAACTCTGCAAGCAATTACTATCTATCAATATGAAATAGAGCAAAACGAAGCAAAAAGAAATATTGATTTAATTAACGCCTCCTACTCAAATCAAATAGAAAAAGATTTTGCATCTTTAATGAGACTTTAATATAATGGCTACCGGAATAAGAAATCCACGGGACTATGCTCTAACGACCTTAACCTTATTAAGTTCGGTAACAACATTTGATTTAAAAAATAGTATGCAAGAAATATCATACTCAGAGGATTTGTTTAGTAATTTTGTATCAGGTTATGTAATGATTGTTGAATCAATGGGTTTTATTGAAACTTTGGCACTTAATGGTACAGAATATTTAAGATTGACTTTCAGTAAAGCTGGAGATAAGTCTAGCCAACTTGACGGATTATTCCGTGTCTACAAAGTAGGTCGTAGAAAACTTGAAGGTACAATGTATAAAGAATCTTATTTCATATACTTTTGTTCTGAAGAATTGATGTTATCTGAGCAATATAAAATATCTAAGCGTTACAAAAATTCTTTGATTTCAGATAATGTAAAAGACATATTAACAAATTATTTAAAAGCACCATCAAGCAAAATTCCTAGTGGTAATTTTGAAACAACTTATGGCAAATATGATTTTGTGATACCTACATTAAAACCATATGATGCTATTAATTTTATGACAAATTATGCTAGGCCAAATCCATCAAATCCTGGTGCAGATATGTTATTTTTTGAAAATAGATATGGATTTCAATTTAGGTCTTTACAAACAATGATGCAACAAGAGCCTTATTATGTTTACACTTATAAACCTAAAAACATAAACTCACAAGATTTAAATACTAACGTATATAATGTAACAACCTATGAGATATTGGATTCTTTTGATACACTAAATGGAATTACAAGTGGCACTTTTGCTAATCAATTAATTTCTGCCAATCCTTTGACAAGAGAAAAGAAAGTAACTAATTTTAATTATAGTAATTATCAGAAAAAAGCAAAAAATTTAAATCCAAATCCAATCATTGATAATTCTATAAATCGTAAAGGTGATAGTTTAAATCAAACGTCACAATCTGTTTTAAAATTGATTTTTTCTAATTTTGATAGTAAAAGTACGCCAGCTATTAATGCTTTACCTGGTGCAATGGGAAATGATATCTATGCAGAAACATTCATTCCTTATAGAACTGCACAATTAGGTTTAGCAAACTATACAAGAGTCAGATTATCTGTGCCTGGTGATCCAAATTTAACAATTGGTAAAGTTATTACTTTTAATCTATTAACAAGGCGGCCAAATAGTTCAGACCTAGATAAATACTACTCTGGTAATTATTTTGTTACTGGTGTAAGACACCTGATTGGTGGCCAGAATTTAAATGAGTATAAGACTATTTTAGAAATAACAAAAGAAAGTGTACCAAACCCTTATCCATCAAATGATAATGGTACTGCTTTGTGGAGTAACGCTGTGAAAGGAATATTTTAGTGTCTAAAGGATCAAATAATTTTAACTTTGCTGGACTAAATGGTTTTGTTTGGTGGTTAGGTGAAGTTGAAAATAATCAAGATAAATTAGGCGTTGGTCGAGCTCAGGTTCGTATTTTTGGGTGGTATGGTGATGATATTCTTACAGAAGATTTACCATGGGCTATGCCAATGCATCCTGTAAATAATAGAAATACTTTTCAACCATTAGAAATGAAAACCGATAGTCAGAGTGGCGATTGGGTATTAGGATTTTTTATGGACGGAGAAGCGGCACAATTTCCTGTAATGATGGGAGTTTTGCCTGGATTTAATTCACCAAAGGTATAATAAATGGCAGATGCAAATACTATAACTCTACAAGATTTTGTAAGTATCTCAACATCAAATAGTAGACCGCAATGGCCTTATGAAGGCAATCCAGGAAAACCTGGAATACAAACAGTACCTTTTCTCGCAAGAGGTGCTGTACAATACACTGCTATTAATTTGGCAAATAATAATTTAACTCATGCTTGTGATATATCTTTGACAATACCTTCTATTAATATATCAATTGGTTCATTAACACAACCTTTAACTGACCTTTTAGGCGCCATTAAAACTGGCAAAAATAGAGCTGCAGCCATGGTACGTGCCGCTATGACAGCTTTAGTTAATCAATTTAGAGCTGCTTTAGATGCTATTATTGTTGCAATAGGATTTGATCCAACAGGACTTTCAAATATCACAATTACTTTAGGAAAAGATTTAGGTAGACAATTAGCTGCAAAACTTAAATCAATACAACAATACATTGAAGATGCCGCAACGGTATATTTTTTAATTCGTGACATACAACAAATTGTACAATGGGTTCAAACTTTACCAGATAAAATTAAACAAATTATACAACAATGTATCACAAATTTACAAGCATCATTTAATACAGTTGCAAATCAAATAAAATCTGTTGGTGCTCAAGTTACAGGAAGTGTTGCGGCTGCAACAACTCAGTTATCGCAAACATTACAATCTTCTGCCACATCATTACAAAATACTGTGAATACGCAAAATAGTAATTTGGATCCTGCACTTTTTCCTATTGTTGGCGGATCTACAAGTAATGCTGACCTTGAAAATTTTTCAACTTATATCAAAAGTTCTTTTCCTTCAACAGCTGATGTTATAGCAAATACATTTAGTACGCAAACATCAACAAAACAATCTCCCTAAGAAAGTTAAATTATGGCAAGATTACCTGGACAACCTGATTTTTATACAACATGGATAGAGCCTGAATCTGCAGCAAATACTGCAAATCCTCCACAATATCCGTATAATCATGTTACACAAACAAAAGGTGGTCATTCATTTGAAATGGATGACACTCCTGACCGTGAGCGTATTCGTTTAAATCATAGGTCAGGAACTTTTATTGAAATGCATCCTAATGGTGATGAAGTTCATAAGATTTATGGTGATGGTTATGAAATTATATTACAAGATAAGAATGTAAAAATTTCTGGTAACTGTAATGTTACGATTGTTGGTAATTGTGATATGGTCGTCAATGGCAACTATACACAAACAATTAATGGAGATTTCGAACAACACATTTTAGGTAATTACACACAAGTTGTTGAAAAACAAGCACATTATACAAGCCAAGGCGATACAACAATACAATGTGGAGGATTTTTAGGAGGCGGATTAAAAATTCATACAGGAGACCATGTCTTAATTGAAGGCGATTTGGTCACAACAGGCTCTCATAGTGCCACCAATATTGTTGCTAAACAAAGAGTTGATGCTTTAGGTGGTATGAGTGCAGGAGTACAAGGATTTGTTACTGAAACAGGCGGAATTGCTGTGGGTACGGGTATTGCTGTTCCTGGTTCTGTAAATTCTATTGGTCCTATAGATTCAGCAACTTCTGTTGCATCACCATTAGCAACTCATGGAGTTTCTTCTTCAATTTTTGGATTTGACGTAGTTAACAATTTATTACACAATATACATACACATATATCACCAAGAGGATTAACAGGTCCTCCAATACCACCCGAAGCGAGTGAATAATTATGAGTTCAATTTATGGAAGACTAGGATTTAACGGAAGTGATCCAGCAACTAGCAGTACAGTAAGTAATTATAATAGTAATGTAGCGACATCTATGGCATTAATGCCTCCTATGTTAAATTCTTGGCAAACGGCTGATGTTACAAATAATAATGTTGGAGGTTACTTTGTAAATCCTGTTGGAACTGTAACACAAAATATTATGAATTTAGCAAACACAATTTATTTAACAGGAAGTAGTTGTAGTGGTTCTTCAATTTCAGCATCTATTTTCGACACCATTAATGTGTTCTCAACCACAGCAAATACAATAGGTTTTTCTACTGGACCAAACTATTTGTATATCACAAATAGACAATCTAATGTAGTTGATATTGGAACAGATAATACCACCCCACATTATAAAACAGCTACAGGGGTCGGTAAATTAATGTCATATCTTGTTAATGCTAGTGATGGTGTACAAAATAACTCTCCAATTATGGGTAGTTTTACAAGTATTACATTAGGAAATACATTAAATTCTTTATATTCAACACTAAGTACTTATTCTACTATATTTTTTAATTCAATCGATTCTGGTACTGGATTATCAAGTATTACTGCAACTAATGCTAACACGTTGGCCAACACAGTCAATAGTATAGCAAGTCTGTTTTACACATATCCAGCACAAGATACTGCATTTTTTACTAATTCGCAAAGTGTTTTAAATGATTTTACAACAGTTAGACAATTTAGTAATCTTGGCCAAACAGAAACTTACTTATTAAACAATTACATAGGCACACCTAAGATAATATCAAGAATTGGCTAGGAAATTTCAAAATTTTTCGTTCCGGCCTAAAAATTCTCCGAAGGCTGACTTGATTTCCAAAAAGCGTTTTTACTTTTAGACATAAATAAAAGATGGCAACTTTACAAAAAATATATTCCGATTTGGATCTAACATTCAAGCGCTTACCGGCTACAAATGATGTAGCTCTAAGGTATGACGACCAATCGGTTGTTGCTTCAGTTAGAAATTTATTGTTGACCAATTTTTACGAGCGACCATTTCAACCAAATTTAGGATCAAATTTAAATGCTATTTTATTTGAAATGGCTGACGGAATTACAAGTGGTATTCTTGAAAAAGAGATAAGAAATGTGATACAAAATTATGAGCCACGAGTTAAAATCAATCAACTTATAATTAGTCCATCCAGAGATGAAAATTCTTTTAATATGACAATGAGTTTTTTCATAGGAAATAATACAAGAGCAACAACAGTTAATATGTTACTTCAAAGGTCAAGGTAATGGCTTCAAATACAAATATAAACATCACAGAATTAGATTTTACTAATATTAAATCTAATTTTATCAATTACTTACAAAAGCAAGATACATTCAAAGATTATAATTTTGCTGGTTCAGCAATGTCTACTTTGTTAGATGTTTTAGCCCATAACACGCAATATAATGCTTATTATTTGAATATGGTTGCTAATGAAATGTTCTTGGATTCTGCTTTACAGAGAAGTTCTGTAGTTTCTCA